AGAATCAAAAGGAACACTCATTATCTAATAGCATAACCTTTTTTGGCTAATCTCTCCTGTGTTACTTGTAAAAAATCCTCTGCATTGTCTGAAAGCTCAACTTTTACACTTACTTCCTGTTGTGCTTGTCCACTAATAGGAGCTGAAACAGTTGCTTGATCACTTACAACAGGAGCTGCTATTGGAGCAGGTGTTGGAAATTGTCTTGAAATAGGAGCTGTTTCTATTGCTCTAAATTGTTGGATTAAAGCTTGTTGATCTATTAATTTTTTAGTTGAGTTAGTTAATTCATTAGTAGCATCAATAGTTTCATAAAGCATATCCCTGCTTCTTTGTTGTGCAGCTGTTTGAAAATCTGTTGATTTTGTTAAGTTGCTTTCAGCTAAATCTAATCTTTCTCTTGCAAGTCTAAGTGCATCTGAATCATTAGCTAGTTCAAACTCTGCCTCTGCTAATTCTGCCTCAGCTAAAGCAAGTTCTGCTGTAACATCTTTGCCATTTAGTTTAGCTTGTGTAAGGAGTGCAATTTGTGTTGTTAATTCATTTTTTCTAATTGCTGCTTCTGCATCTCTAACATTTTCATCTATTTGTAATCTCTCTAAGTCTTTAGCTGCTTGATTTCTATTTCTAGTTGCTCTAGCTACATCATCATTAGCTGAACTAATTAGATCCATTATTTTAGATCTCTCTAGCTCTAAGTTAATATTTGACATAATTAAGCTATTTTGTTCTCCAAATATTGGATTAAGTTTAGTTCTTATAGTGTCTGATAGCTTTTTAGTTTGTGTTTCATTAGTAAGTAAACCAAGTCTAGTTTTCTGTAAGTTAGTGAACTCCTGTGCATAGGCATTGTTCATCTTATTAATTACATCTAAGAAATCTAAGGAAAGCCCTGTATTTGTTACTATTTGTACAGAGTTTTCATTAAGTATCTCAGTTTCTTTTTGCATCTCTTTGTTTAGAGTTTCTAAAGCATCAGCATCTCCTTTAAGTGCATTTTGCCCTAGTATGAATGTTCTAAAATATTTGTTAAGTTGTGTTGTACCTTTTTGTGTTGAATCAACTGTAGCTACAATAGCATCATTAATTAATCCAAAGCCTGAAACAACAGCAGGAGATATGTTATCAACAAAGTTATTAAATACTCCTAAAAGTTCTCCTGCAGCAGGTAATAATTCTGCACCTACTTCCTCTCTTAGCTCTTGTGTTGCTGATCTAGTTAATAACATCTGAGCAGCAAATCCACCTGCTTCTCTCTCAGCATTACCAATTTGTACTGCAGCTCTTTCAAATATTAATTCAGTTGTTGCTAAGGCTTTCTCTTGTTTGGTAAGTTCATCAGCACTTCTTTTACCAGTCATTGAAAAGGCTTTAGTTTGTACCTCAGCTTCTTGTACAGAAATACCATAAGTCTTTAGTGCTTCTCTTTCTCCAACAATAGCTGATCTAAAAGCCTGTAATACTGGTGTTGCACCTGCTGTAATGTTGTTAAATGAGGCAATATCTCCTGCTAGTGAAAATAATCTAGCTGATAAATCTGCTGATTCATTTTGTGTAAATCCTAAACCCTGAGCAACAGCACCAAATACACCTACTAATTGTTTAGCCTCTGATGTAGTCAAGCCAAACATATTGGCATTCTTTTCTAGTTCTAAACTTAGTTTTTCTGCTGCACCACCAAAAGTAGTTCCAAAAGCTCCTGCAGCTTCTTGTGCTGCTGATGCTGCTTGAATTGAAGAGATTGCAAAGTCTGCTAGTTGTTTTGCTGCAAAAGCTGCTGCACCTGCAATAGCTGTTTTAGAAAGTCCAGACATACCTGCAGCAAATTGTGCATTAGCTTTAGAAGCATTATCTACATCTTTATCTAATTCTTTAGTAGATCTAGAAACTTTCTCTAAACCCTGTGAAGTTTTATTAGCTCCTGTGAGCTTTAAAAACATCTCTAAAGTGGCTCTTGCCATTCTTATCTCCTCAATTTAGATTGAGCCTTAGCCTCTGTTATAGCTTTCTGCTCTTTTTTATTCTTATCTATGTAGTATAACTTCCAAGACTCAAATTCCTCAACACTCATACTTTTTCTAAGAGTATCAACAGTCATTCCTAAATCTAAAGCTAATCTAAATTCAAAAGCTAGTTCTGTATTATTCTGGAAATTGATCAGCTATAGTAGCCTGATCCTCCTTAGTCCAAGCCATGCACCTATAAATCCCCATTAGGATTTTATCTACTATATTTGGTGTTGCTTTAGAATAAAACTCTTCTACTTGTTCTAATGAATCAAACTCAGGATCTTTCAATCCTGTTAGCAATAAGTGTTTTTCAAAAAGGACTTCATCTCTAACTCCATCAACTTCTGATAGTTGATTTATTTTTACTGCATCTGCTTTAGTTAAGCCTGTAACAATAACTGTTGCATCCCATTCAGAAATCTCTATTTCTTTAGTAGGAAGTGCAGGAGCATTAGATATATCATCTAGTTTAAGCCTCTTCATGATAACCTCTTTTCTGTTGTGAATTACTTAAGGTTTATTTTAAGCAGTTCCCTCAGTTACATCTCCAGAAACTTGAAAAGCAGCTGTAAAAGTAACAGCTCCACCAATATCAGGTGTTCTATCATAAGAAGTCATTATTGCTTCTCCTGATGCTTTAGGATTTCCTCCAGTTGTTCCAATAGGATAAAACTCAAAAGATCCCTCTGCTCCAAGTATTCCAGAAAGGTAACCATCAACAGTTGCATCAAAAGAGCCTGAGATTGTTAAAGTTGCATCTTTCAATCCACTAACAAAAGCTTTGCTAGAATTTGAAAATGCTGAAACCTCAGCTACATCAGCAGTTCTTGAAATAGAAACATCAGTAAGAACATCAGAGATATCTCTTAAAGTTCCACCAGAATCATCAATCTTGAATGCTGCATTCTTTCCATGTGTAAATGTTGGCATTTATCTTTCTCCTCTATATTTATTTCTGAGCAAAACTAACTGCTGCTGTTATGCTACCTGATCCACCAAAAGTTAGAACAGCTCTTGCATATCTTGCAGGATTAGTATCACTTGTTATTAATTCTGATGTTGTACCTGTTGCCTGAGTAAAAGTTATATAATCAGAAAAAGTTACATTATCAGCACTTGTTTGTATTTTAACATCTAATGTTGGAGATCCACTACTTACAGTACAATGAAGCACTCCTGCACCACCATTAGTACCTGCTGCTCCATAATCTACTCCTACTTCATTAGATGAACTTGTTATAGCTGTTGGAGCAAGTAAGCTCTTACCATTATGTGCATCTCCATCAAATTGAAATGCTACAGCTACTGCAACTACTGAGCCAATGTCTGCTGATCTATCATAAGAAGTTTCAATGACATTACCAAACTCAGTTGGATTTCCTCTTGTATGCCCAATAGGAGCAATAGTAAAAGCACTACCTGAACTACCTAATTGGGATAAAAACTCTGCATCTGCATCTGGACTTGAACTCTCAAAATAACCTGAAAGAGTAGCTGTTCCATCTTTTAATCCAGAAACATAAGTTTTAGAACTTGCTGTAAATGTTGAAGTTTCAGCTACATCTGCTGTTAAAGATACACTTGCATCAGTTAAAGTTGTAGATAGATTTGTATCATCTAATAGTACAACAGCATTTTTACCATGATTAAATGTAGGCATTATTCCTCTTCCTCTTTAGCCATTTTACTATCAAATTTTACTGCAGCTTTATTCTTTATCAAACTTTTAGCAATCTTGTCTGGTACATCACAGATCTCTCCTGCTTCACACCTTATTTCACTACCATCTTTATCTGGATAGTTACTTCCAATTAATATTTTTATTTTCATTATGCTATTACCTCTATATTGAATGTTACACCAAGAAAGCTAGTTCCCTGTGTAACTTCATACTCTCCATAATCTGTTGCTGATATAACTCTAACAGACATAGCAGCACCACCCAAAGTTGGATCACTCTCTATAGCTGCTTTAACTGAGGTTGCCCCAGATGAAGCTAAATAAGCATCTACACCATCTTGTGCAGTCTGAGCATCTACTCTTGATATATACACCACTATAGGTATCTCATAGGTATCTGAGCCTCTAGCCATTGTTGAATCATAGTTTAAACTATTTAATGGAGCTACTAATGCTATAGGTGGCTCTATCCAGTCTGGTACATACTCATAAGCAGTAAGTCCTGTTATTGTTTCTAAATTAGTTTTTAAGCCATCTCTTATTGCTGTTAAGGTAGCCATTACTTTACACTCCTAGCTATATCTCTTGCTATAGATTCTAGCATATCTTCTGCACCTGCTTTTATTTCTTTCTGCTTCTCATAGACAACACCACCAATAAAAGGTTTCATCTTTAAACCTCTCTTGGATATTGCCCTAGCAACTAAGAATGGATTTAGTTTAGGTGTACCTCTCTTAGCCCACTTAGCAAGACTAGATCCCTCTTTATAAGGTGGAAAAAAAGGCTTTGTTCTTTTTACTGGACTAAATCCCCTGTAGATTGGTTTACCATGTATAAAAGGGGCTGTGGGGCTGCTAGAAGCTAATTTAAAGCCCTCAGACATCCTTAGCCTGTTAGTGTTACCTAATTTAGCAGTAAACACACTTCTCCTAGTGTTACCTGTGTTTTTATTGCCTCTACCTGCTTGTGATCTAGGAGATGGCTGATTTTCTAAAGCATTAAGAGAATCCTCTTTAAGTTCTAGTGCAAGTTTGTTAAAGAAATCATTACTTCTTTTATTCCAAATAGATTGTGAATTGATTGCTCTAGATAAGTCTAAAGCTCCATTTAAAGTTAGTTTCATACACCATAGAGCCTATTGTTGTTTATAGCTGTTAAGCCAACATAAGGTCTACCTGATGCAAGAGTAATTGTTGAATTTTTAAATCTTTTACATAAAGTTTTAACATCTGGATCAAGCTCAGAAAGAAATATAATTGGAGCTTGTCCTGTTTCTGGATTACCACTAAAGCCCATTGGACTGTTTTTTCTCTGCCAAAATCTAGCTGATTGTATTAATGCAGCTTGTGTTATAGCTTCTGGGATATAGCTTCCTGCATTGTGTTGATCAGGAAAGCCAAACTTAGCAGTAATTTTCAAACCTTTAGGATGGCTAGTTGGTAGTATTTTGCCACCATTCTCTATAGCCATAACTATTTTATTAAAAGGCATTGTTGGTGTTAGTTTATCTGAGTTAAGTGGATATAAATAATAGTCTGTGTCTAAAACTAGAGTCTGGTCATCTGTGCCATCTTTATTAAGTGTTGTTACTACTAACCCTGTTGTTGTAGCAATATCATCAACAAAAGCATAATCCATAAACTCACAGTTATAATATCTAGTTTCTACTGTTTCACTTTGTATAAACTCTCTTCCTACAAAGTCATCAATGGCTCTACAAGCAGCATTAATAGCAATATCAATGTTATTATCTTGTCCTGTACCTGTGATACCAAGCCAAGTTTTTACATCAGCTTTATCTACATACTGTGTATGAGCCATTTAATTATTTATCCTCTGATGGTTTAACAGCTTTAGTTTTAGGAGCTGCAGCCTTTTTGCTACTAATCTTTACATCTGGCATTGGATCTCCAATTCCTGCATAAAGAACTCCACTTTGAAATGGGCATTCTGCACCTTTAGCAAAATTACCTGTTTTATTGTCTTTCCAAACTATGTCTGCTTCTTTTTCTATGTATTTCATATTTTTGTTCTCCTCATGGAACACAGAGCCAACAATCTCATTCTTTAGAACAAAACTATGGCTCTGTATTTTTTCCATATTAATTAACTATTATTCAATATCATTAATTCTTGTGAATGCTTGTGGTTTATACACAGCAAGAGCATACCTTAAGGAAGCCTTTACTGTAAGTATATCTTTACCAAAGTCTCCATCTTTAGCTGAGTCTGAAATCTGTAATTCCATTCCTCTTCTAAATACATGGTTAACTGCTAAAGAGCCACCAAATTTACCAACAACTACATCAATAGTTGTAGATACAGCACCACCAATTTGTGATGATTTAACAACAGGTAAACCCCAAATAGTTGGAGATCCTGCCAAAGCAGAAGCACCTAACATGAAGTTATTGTTTCCATCAACCTGACTTACTAAAGCATTGTAAGCAGCAGGACTCATCAAAACAGCATCTGGAGCTAATTCTCCATTGATTTCTACATCTTTGATACCATCAAGAATTGTTCTTAACTTGCCACCTGCAGTGTCAGGGAATGCCCCTGCT